TATAAATAACGGCGACGTAGTATATGTAGAAGGTTATAAGGATACGTTTGTAGCAACTGTTTATGAAAATAATTTATTTCAGTATATCCCATTTTAGCATATTGTTTATTTATTGATTTATGCAAAAAATAAACTATGTATATATTAGTATAACATGTCCAATTTTGACCCAAACAATGCTTTATCTATAGACTCTAATGTTATTAATTATAATTTATCATACCCAGTAGATATCTATAAAAGCGATGTTGCTGTTATAAAGCCAGCAGATGGGAGCGCACTAAATTATTATAAAATAAAGTATAATAATGGTGTAAATACCAATTTATTTTTTAGCGGCGTAAATCCGCCTTCATATACGGCTAAAAATATTTATTTCTTTGGATTATTACATAATAATGTAATTGGGCAGTCGGACCAAGGAACCGCATATACTGGCGAAATAGTTATTGAATATACTAATAACTCAAATAGTAATACAATATACACTTGTTTCTTTATTCAACCAGATACAACAAATACTGCAAATACTAGTATTGACCAGTTACAAAAACTTGTAACTGCATCAGCCAATGCACCTGCTATAACTGGAATTAGCTTAGGCGATATACCAAAACAATCACAATATTTTTATTATAATGATACCGAAAATTCAAATAATATAGTTATCTTATTTTTGACGCCAATAACAATTAGTAAAACCGCCGCTAATTGGTTTAATAATGTTTATTCAAAATGCCCGCTTTTTACTACACAAGCCCCACTTGAACAGTCAGTTCCAACTCCCAGCACTGATGGTAGCGCCACCGATAATCAAATCTATATCGATTGTAACCCCGCTGGCGTAAGCGAGGATACTATCACTACATATAATTTACCAATTAATAGTGAACTCATGGGCGAAAAACAACAGATGGATTTTATGAAAACATCGGTGAATTTTTTTATTTTTATTATTGCTACAATTCTTGCATATTTTGCAATACCAATGTTATATAAGCGAATTGTTATAGATAGTGTAACAAAACAACATACGGCGGGCGCACTTAACGAAATAAAGCCTCTTACAAGAGTTCGCAGTTTAGATATTTTCATATCATTAATTGTTTTCGTTGGAATTGTAGTTTGTTTTGTACTTGGATTTTTACAGGATAATTTTCAAGCTTTAAGTGGGGGGTTATTCCTATTGGTTTTATATGGACTTTCAATAGCATTAATACAGGCAAATAAAGCAGGCGATTCATGGAAAACACCTTCGATAGATTATAAAAAAGACGGTAGCTCAATTGAAACTAGTCTTAAAGATTTCCTACAAGTGGCTACTATGAACGCGCTCTATTTTATACTAATTAAAATGGGTAAAATTTATCTTGCGACCCTCATCGTTATTGCCATTACTATTTTTGGAATTGGCGTTTATACAAACAAACCTATTGATGATACAACTAATAAAATAACAATTGCTGCAATTATATTATTACCTATAGCAGCGATGATTAAATTATTACTGTGATTTTGTTTACACCTTTGAAGATTTACACCGATGAACATTTAAAATGGGACAAACCGCTTAGAGCGGTTTGCCTTTTAATTGATTTATCGGTAACGTTGCCCTTGAAAATCTAGTGGAACGCCCAAAGGGCGTCCCATTTTAAATCTTCAAGGGTGTAAGGGCAACAATACCGATAAAATAATAACAAATATTATTATTATTTTATTTTATTTGGAAACAATTATACTAGCGATGCAGAGCCGACCTTCTCAGCAACGGGTTTAAATGTGCTCTCGGTATAAACACTAATATCACTATGGCCAACGGGCGCCATCTTATTGACAACTTCTTCTTCTAACGTCTCTGTTTTAACGGGGTTCATCGCCTTCATTTGAATATCCTTCTTTATCTGGGTTGGTGTATATTGAAGAATAGCTGTTCTTCCAGTGAATTGCGCACTACGTCTTAAAATTTCATAGGCAACAAAAATAAACACAACACCTAAAATTGGATTCACATAGAAAAATAAGAACAATGTCGCGACAAAGAGCATCAATATACCTAAAGACGAATCAAATACTCCGGCTAAAAATGTAGGGACGGGAATCGGCGCCACTACATAGATAACAAATGCGGCTAGTAATAACATTTCCGTTTTAGATAAAGATTTCATCATATTAGTGATTTCCATTATAATATAGATTATCATTATATTTTTTCGGGTTCTCGAATATTGGATTCAGAAAATTGAAACACCCTAAATTATATTTCGTAGTTTATATTATTATGAACCGTAGGCAGTTCTATAAAAAGACCGTTTCTGGGCAAGCACCTCCGCCCCCCCCTATATTTACGTTATCGGAAGAGTATAAAAATTCGGTTTGTTCTCAATCTTATATTGGTAAAAAAGGTTATACTATTCCAAAATCGGCCATTGATAAATCCGATGAAGAACAATTCCGAAAAGAACTATATGTAAAGCCTATGTTATTTGGTCCGAATGCGCCCGAAACCACTGCATTCCCAGTGTTTCGCGAAAATGCGAATAAATACTATTTGCCGCGGTTCTATGGAATCAGTCGCTACGGTACGCCAGATACGTCGGAGCTACAAGAAGGTGACGATATTTCAGTGCCGTTTGCGAAACCATTACGCGACTACCAAGATAAAATTATTGGGATTTATATGGACTATGTGAAACCTGAGGGGTCGGCGCTGCACAATGGTTCTGGCAGTGGCGGAATACTCGAAGTGCCATGCGGACGTGGTAAATGTCTAGGTAAAGATACGCCCATTTTAATGTACGACGGTAAAATAAAAATGGTTCAAGATATAGTGGTCGGTGACCACATTATGGGTGACGATTCAACGCCCAGGCATGTTTTGACATTGGCAAGAGGTAAAGAAATGATGTATAAAGTGAATACTGATATTGGCAATTATATTGTAAATCAAAGTCACATATTATCATTAAAAACCGCCTATAACAAGGTCATTGACATATCAGTTGACGACTATTTGTCATTGCCAGAAAAAGATTCATTATATGGTTATAGAATCGACCCAAGTATTTTACCAACAACCTTGCACCATATTCTAAACTTGGCTTATAGAATCAACTTGGAAAAATTACAAGTTGACGATTATTATGGGTTTGAAATAGATGGAAATCATAGATTTGTACTAGGCGATTTCACGGTGACGCACAACACGGTCATGGGACTAAAAATTATTTCACTATTACAAAAAAAGACACTCATATTAGTACACAAGGAATTCTTGATGAACCAATGGATAGAGCGCATTGGCGAATTTCTGCCAAGTGCCCGCGTAGGTAAAATTCAGGCCGCAATATTTGATATTGAAAACAAGGACATCGTAATTGGTATGATTCAAACCCTATATGATAAGGAATATCCGACAGGAACATTTGATAGTTTTGGACTAACCATCGTCGATGAAGTCCACCGAATTGGCAGTGAGCAGTTTTCGAGAACACTATTCAAAACTATTACACCATATATGTTAGGGATTTCGGCAACGGTTTACCGTAAAGATAAACTGACCCGCGTACTTTATATGTTCGTCGGCGAAAAAATATATACTGAAAAGCGCGACAATGACGATTTGGTATGCGTGCGCGCCATAAATTATTTATCTAGTGACCCTACATTTAATGAGGTCGAACTCGATTTCCGTGGCAATACAAAATATAGCACAATGATAGTAAAACTATGTGAATTTGGTCCACGTAGCGATTTTATAATTCGTGTAGTAGGCGATTTACTACAAGAATCCGAGAACCAAATAATGATTTTATGTCATAATCGGTCCCTCTTAACATATTTATATGAGGCCATTTGTCATCGTAAATTGGCCTCCGTAGGGTATTACGTGGGTGGTATGAAACAGACCAATCTCCAAGAAACCGAGGAAAAACAGATAGTTTTGGCTACGTATGCGATGGCCGCAGAGGCCTTAGATATTAAAACACTAGCGACCTTAGTCATGGTAACCCCAAAAACTGATATTACCCAATCTGTTGGCCGCATATTGCGCGTAAAACACGAAAACCCAATTATTGTAGATATTATAGACCAGCATGATGTATTTCAGAACCAATGGACACAGCGTAAACGGTTTTATAAGAAATGTAATTATTTGATTCAGCAAACTGATTCGCGTAAATATTCGAATGATTGGGAAAATTCGGATATTTGGAAGACGGTTTATGAACCCAAAGATTCAAAAACTAATGATACATATGATGACGATAAACCGCAACCAAAATGCCTAATTGACACAACTCTATTTCTTGAATAACTTGAAAAATCCCTTGACTGCACCCTTAATAGTTATATTACGCATAGATTTGCGAGCACGCTTAGCACTGCGTCTTTTTTTACCACCCGCCTGCTTAGGAACCTCAGCAGAAGGTAAAGGGGCAAGGGGCGCCGGTTTGGCACCGAGTTCAGAAAACGCTAAAGCGGAACTACCACCGGCCATCTTCTTATCCATCTTCTTATCCATCTTCTTTGCCGTCTTTTGTTTGCGCTTTCTCCCTCCTACACTCTCATATTTGGCCGTGTTACCTGTTAATGAGCTAGGTGACTCTGCTGGTAAAACATTTCCTACTTTGAACGCGACGTCCGTCGTGCCATTTCCACTTGTCGCTGCCATTATATAATAAAACTATATATTCCTGGGCCCATCTATAAATATTTTACATATTTTATATATTTACATAGTTTTATGTCAAAATATCACAAAAGTCCCAAAAAAGAAATGACCGCGATTTTTTTTTTTGGACATTTTAAAAATGTCCGTTTTTGAAAAACCTCGATGGAGTTTCTGAAAAAGGTCAATTTACTCGATGATGCAGTAAAACCCGAAAAAACCTGAAAAATTTGGCTGCATAACTTTTAGATACTTTTACGTCGGAAATTGCACAGCTTTTTTTTCATTAGCCATTTAGACTAACTGAAAAACAGCCAAAAACAGCCAAACCAGCCGACCAAATTATTAAATATATTTATATTACCAATTATGGTTTAAAAAGAAAAAATATATATCCATATATTATAAAGCATACAGTCTCGTGGCTAATGGCGGCTAATACAAAGTTTTACTGCGAAATATGTAATTTTGAGACTGATAAAAAAAGTAATTGGAACAGTCATTTGATTACACGAAAACATTTAAAACTGCATATGCAGCCAACTGATTCCGAAACTCAAAAAATACATAAATCTATGTGTGGAGTTTTTTATAAACATATGTCTAGTTTATGTAAACACCGCAAAAAATGTGACAAATGTTCTCAACTAAGTTCAGATGTTGGCGAACCTGATGCGACACAATCCCTTGCATTAACAGACGCAGTTTCTCCGCCGATAACATCTGAACTTATTATGGAGTTTATGAAACAAAGTAAGGATATGCAAAATGTTTTAATAGAACAAAATCGAGAACTTCAGAATACGATTGTTGAATTATCGAAGAAACCGGCGGTTACAAACATCCAAAATAATAATATTACCAATAATAATAATTTTAATTTGAATCTGTTTTTGAATGAACAATGTAAGGACGCGATTAGTATCACAGATTTTATTGAGTCTATAAAACTTACAGTGTCTGATTTAGAAGCCACGGGTCGCCTAGGGTACGTTCCCGGAATATCACGTATTTTTATAAATAAACTCAAGGAATTAGATGTTTATACCCGCCCCCTGCACTGCACGGATTTAAAACGAGAGACAGTTTACATAAAGGACAAGGATACCTGGGAAAAGGAAACCAACGAAAAAATCGGGCTGCGAAATATTGTAAA